TCTTTGTCGAGCCAGGGAGACGCATAGGGGTCCCACCAGCAGGAATACCAAGGGCGGGGCGTCCAAAGTACTGGTTCTTCACGTGGATCATTGTTTTTACCCACCTGAATGCAGCCAAAACCTGCTGTAATCTCGTCATTGAAGGCTGCAGATAGCAACTCGCGACCTCGATTGCGGTCTTTAACAAATGCTAAAGCCTCACTGGCCACCTGACCCAGCTCGTTATCCTTAGCAGAGCGCCCTTTAGCAATAATGTCTTGCTGATTCTTGATGAAATGACCAGAGAGAAGATTGAGAATTGGGAAAATGCGGTTGATGGTCAGCGGATTAATGCCTTTGTCTTGTAGCTTCTTAAAGGCTGCTGGGCTCCACTGGGCCCCATCCCTAAATTCATAATCTTCCCATGACTGCCGGCGCCAATCGGAATGCGAACCCTGGGCTTCGCTTACCCAAGAGAGGAGTGTTTTTATACCAGCTGATTCCATAATAGGCTCGTTAGACTTGTAGAAGATAATTTATAAAAGACGTGTAATACTCTGACTCATAGGCAGCTATTACATTGTTGCAATGCGCACATACAAGTCCCCTGACTTCACCGGTTTTATGATTATGTTCTACCATGCTTCTTGTATTTAGTGACCCTAAGTCTTTTTCACACAGCTTGCACAAACCTTTTTGGAGGTTCATTATGTGCTGGTACTGGGCTTCAGATATACCAAATCTACTCTTAAGTGTTATCATGTTAGCTTTATGAGCTAAACCGATTTCACTTCGTGTGCCTACTAGGTGTGTAGGTACAGAGTCCTTAATTTTTAAAATACGAACTGCTGGCTTTAGTAAGTACTGTATAACCTTGTCTATAGGAACAGGTGCAGTTTCAAGTCTTCCTATCATGACATTACATTTAGGACATAAAGCCCCTCGGATTTTACCTGTTTTGTGGTCATGGTCTATATCACAGCGTCTTGTAAGTAATCCAAAGTCAGCCCCACATATTTTACAGCAGCCCTGCTGTGCATTCTGTAAGGCTTGAAAATCCGCTTCAGATAACCCATAAGTTTTGCTTACAGGGCCCATATTAACAGCGTGCTTGTAAGCATTGGACCCTTTAGGACCTAGAGTTTTTGTATAAGCCCTTGGAGCCTTGACTTCCTTGACTTTCTTCTTATAGCTCGCCCTAGATGCTGCGTTATCACAGGCTTTACAATAATTTCTGAGCTTATACGCTGTTCCAGACTTTACTAAGCTAAAACATGCTGTATCAAGAATTTGCCTACATTTACCACAAAGCTTTGTTTCCATCGTATTTCTCCGATGTAATTCATATTAAGTCTTAGCCAGGAGGTGAATTACGCCTCTTTTCGGGTTGCATGCCCTAGGCTAAGCTAGTTAACTAGCCCACCTGTCATTGTCTGAGGGCCGCTTAAAGCCTGTTGAAGGAGCTTTCATAGTGCCTTTAACGCGCATAGCGAGATACTGGAGGCCATCATGGGGATGACTATATTTGTTTTTGTCAGCTTTTTCACTGAACTTTGTGGTACCAGCTACTTGGAGCTTGCGTAGACGATACCCACCATTAAAGCCTTTACGAAGCTGCTTGCACCGAGGATGAAGCCTAAAAGCAGGCTTGCCGTCTCTAAGGGACGTCAAAAAGAACCTAACTGCCTCCCAACGGATGCTTGGATCATTAGTATTTGCAGGCTCACAGTCAATTCCCAGGTCATAGAGCTCTTTAAAGACCGTAACTTCATCGGTCTCAGCTCTTTTATTGCCCGATGGATCACCCACGAAGACATAATCATTGTCAGAGTACTCTAAGGCAAGCTTTGGCAAGAGCACTTCTTCTGCAAACTGCTTAATGCCCATACCCTCAGCCACGAGTTCATCCAAGATATTGAGGTTGCCTCGTGGTGTAACCTGACCTAGAATAGCAGAGGGAGTGAGTCCAAAGTCAAGACCAATATAGACCGTTTCGTCATCCACGAGGTAAATATTCTCAGACACATGTAGAGCGTCATTCCACTGCTCTGCGTAGATTGCCTTACCGTCATGCACCGAGCCATACTCATTGGCCAGATTGACTTGGATCCAGTCCGTGGACTTGCCCTCTTGACCAGTTAGGTAATAGTCTTTCGGCAGATTTTGTAAGTTTTCTGCATCTGGGTTGGCAATCCACTTGCCTGTCCACTCTTGGGCACCGTCGACCTCGATCATCTCCCGCATGAGACCACCAGGTTGAACGTAGAAGGACCAGCCCTCAGGCTTAGTCTCCTCAGCCATCTCGTACAACCAATGGTCATCGTCAGGAGAGTTAGTGTCTCCGATCATGCCATGCCAGGACGGCCCACCATCCAGTGGAGATGGATACCGTCCATGTCTAAGGTCTGCCATGTCAATGACGGACTTGTCGAGCTCTTTGATCTCGTTCAACCAAAAGCCAGTCACCTGTGTCCCACGTAACTTTTTAATGGCTTGTGGCCGGTCGAGGGCTATAAAGATAAGTTCCGCCATCACCACGGTCTTATCAGGGAGTCTAAAGTGTAAGGTGTGACAAGGAGGGGCAATCCCACCGCCTTTAAACGTTCCTAGTTCTTCAAAGAGCCCGAGCCAGTCCTTTATTGTAGTCGTCTGCAAGTCTGGAAATGTGTTTCTTATTGCAATCCAGCGCGACTTTCTCTGTCCGAGGGAGTTAGGTCGCTGCTCACACATGCGCTGCATGATGGTCTGACACGACCCTACAGTCTTACCAGACCCCAAAGGCCCTCTAATAATTGCTACTCTACCTCGATCCTCAGTATATGCCTGTAGGACAGGCCCAAGGTCACCTATGCAGAGTTTAAAGATCATTGAGGGTTATCTCGAGGCAGACCCAGACAGGTCACGCAGAATGAATGTCGGCATACCAGAGTCATCCTGTCCCAAGGCCATGGTAGCCAAATTGGCCAGATTGGAATTGGATGTAAGGTCCTTGTACAAGGCCGACAGCAGCTTAGCCTCATTTGGGGTAGTAACCTGCTCGATCAAGTCCTTAGCCTTATCAATAATGGAGACCTCAAGGTCCAAATATCTAGCAGCCAGGAGGAGCTCCTTGGCCAGAGAGTATGCCTTCAACCGTCGGCGCGCATTCTCAATGTACTCGTTGGTCTGAGTCTCGAATGGATTGTCATCTTCTTGGTCAGTATGAGGGTCAAACGGCATCGGGACCGCCAGGGCAGATGCTTTGTTTGGCCACCACTGAGTCCAATTAGCAGCAGCGGCTTCCATTCTGAGCATCTTCTGAGAAATGCCCGACTCTTGGGCGAGCTGCTCAATAGATGCATTGAGAATCTCGTATTGTAGTCTTAACAGGGCAATGTCAGTCATGAGTTGGGCGCTCCAGAGGGTTTTTGAAAATCTTTTATAAAAGTATTATAGACTACTATGACCAGAAAGTAAATATGAAAATGAAAATAATATACTGGACGTGTAAGGGCGGTTCGTGTAGGAAGAAGGTGAGAGCCCTTACACAAAGTGTATAAACATAGCTATTTCTAAAAGTGTATTAGGCCTGAATAGATGTACTAGAAACTATTCTAAATCTGTACAGATGGCTTTTATACACTTTTTCGGATAGTCTACTATATATAATAAGGCTTGCTCTTCGGTTCCGAATTAGAGGATATCTGTATCTGTAAGATGGATGGCGTCTCAGTGCAACCCTCTACTCGATACACAAAGGGATCCCCTCTGCGAGTGGAACCGTATTACAGTATCCTAAGGAAAAAAATTTTCTGAGCGACTCGGCCTTCTTCAAATAACACAGTTCCAGTGCAACCCTCTACTCTATACACAAAGTGTATTACAGTATCCTAAGGAAAAAAATTTTCTGAGCGTGCTGTTTCAGTGCAGCCCTCTACTCGATACACAAAGGGATCCACTCTGCGAGTGGAACCGTATTACAGTATCCTAAGGAAAAAAATTTTCTGAGCAGTGCAGCCCTTCTAGGTACACAAAGGGATCCACTCTGCGAGTGGAACCGTATTAC